CAAGTATAACCGAACTTACTAATCCCCCTATTTGTTCATGTAGATACGCACTTAATTCTGAGAAGAAAAAAGTATCGCCAAATTGCCAATTGTTAATATTAAAATAACTGTCCATTTTCGCTAATACAGAACTTCTGATTTCACTGTTAGATGCATTAGTCGATTGTGCTTTCACTACTTTGATAGTCGCTCTCAATGATTGATCTGCTTTGGCACCGAACAATGGTTTGAATGTAACACTATTTAATATAACTGAATCTGACAACATTTTATAATCTTGCACTAATGGATATGATGTGTTCAATTCATTAAGTGTTGGTTGATTTGGTTTAGCCACTGTACCTGTAGTGTCTTTGACATAATTATTAAAGGCTGTATAATATGCTTGTGTAACAAGATACAAGTCAATAATGTTAGTAGTGCCCGGATCAATACGTGTTGTATTGTTTGCATTATGTCTATATTGATAGTCTAATCCTTGTCTACCTGATTTAATTGAGTAATCTAACTGTTCAGTCATAATATAAGAAGGCGTAGTTACTGTAGGATCTTGCACTGACTTATAAAATTTCTTGTCAGTGAATGCATAAAATAATTGTCCTACCGCAAACTCATATTTTACAATTTCAATTTGATTTTTAGTTCCATATATATAAACAACATCAGTACTAGGAACAATAAGTTGTCTTGTCAAATTGACAGGGTCAGTAATTGTTTTAAAGAATACATAGACTCCTGTGTTCGCACCTGCATTTACATAACCAGTTATTTCGCTGAAGAAATCTGGGTCTAAAATTAATTGACCATTATTAACATCAGTAGCGGCGACTTCTACTTGAAAGTCGTTGACATAACCGTCACTTTCAACAGTCTGACCTAAAATATTAACCTTAGTATCTGTACCTAATGCTGATGTAGAATTAAACACTGTGTTAATACCTAACATGTTAATGAAGTCTTGTATGATTTTTCCTGTAAAAGGATCGTATACTAATTCGTTCTTACTGAAAGTAAATCTTGTATCAGCAACACTACCGAAGTAGTATGTCAATGATCTATAAGTCACTGTGTAACGATTGTTTCCTAAACTCGTAAACTTAACAAAATAATCAACATTGCTTGACGCACCAATTGACCAACGTTCTTGGTTAATTAATAATGCGTTATTAAAGAGTAATGTAAAGTCTTGTTGCAATTCAATTTTAAGAATTGCTTCTTGTATAATAGTACTTGACAACGAATTATCAAAGACAGGTATAATTTCTGTAAGTGTTATACCAGCTGGTACATAACCATTCAATGTAACTGGCCCTTGGCCATTTGCAAATTTACCTTCGCCGTTGTTGTTACCGTCCCCGACAACATTTAATACTGTTGACCATATGTAATCTTTTTCTCCGCCAGTTGGTACACCTGAAACTAAACGATTATTTGCATCAAAGTAATACCCGATTGGAGCTTCAAACTTTAACAGTGATCCTGTTGTTACATATTTTGCATTCGTTGTTGTAAATGTGCCTAACGGTTGAGGTTGTTGTACTGTTCCGTTTAACGAATAGAAATACCCTGACTCACTAGATGAGTCTACTGAAGTTGTGCTCCAATATAATGTAGCTCCTCCACCTGTACCTGGATATGCATATCGTGTGTAATTTTGAATGTAATATTGATTAGCACGATTTAGAGCAAGTACAGCCGCTAAGTCAGCCGTAAAGAACTGAATAATGTCTGATGTATTATCTACTTGCAACGTTAAGAATCCATCAACGGCTTCTTGGTACAATGCTCCATCGTCTCCGAAAGAGTTTGTACTTGAATATTTGCCTGTTGGATCAAGTAAGTCCAAGTTTTTAGAAACGCCAACTGAACTTCTGTTAATTGCTTTTGATTTAACAATCGAATTATATAAAGTATACGGGAAGTTTGTGTAGTCTTCTCCATTCACCATACGATTCTGTGTATAGTATCTTGTAGGCGCTCTTTGCTTAATTGCTGTTAACGATTCTCTGCTTTGTGCATTAGTCACTGTCATAGGTAATGCTAAATTCATTGTTAGAGTTTCGTTTCTTCCTGTTCTACCGATGTATGTAATAGAAACTGCAACACCATTCATTTCAGAAGGGTCAATAGTATATGTAAGTGCGTTACTTGATCTTACATATGCTCTGAAGTTGCCTACGGGCATCTCTGAGAACACACCGTCGCCGAACACATAAGTTACTTGATCATTTGTCCTAGAACCTACAGAGAAGATTTTCTTATTGCTTGATTCTGTTTGCAAGTATGCATCTGCATAAACATTTTCTACTTGCTTCCAAAGACTTAGTGCGTTGTCAGTTCCTGTTTGATACAACCATGTATCAGTTTGGTTAACACCTTCAATGTCAACATTGAGAGTTTGATTAGAAATTTGTTGTTGAAAATTAAAGTTATAATTTTCTAATGTTCCTTGTTTAAAGTAGAACATGAATCCTGTATTGGGGCTTCCGAAACCTAACTTATCATTTCTGTATAGCATGTTAAGTTTACCTGTCGGTGCAGGTGGAATCTCATAAATGTATTTTTGATCGAGTGATGTTGCACTTACTAATTCAAAGTTCATTGAAGTAGCATCAATTTGAGTTGTAAACGGTACGACTGGTACCGTGCCTGCGGGAATTTGTATGCCGTACTCACTTGTTGTAACACCTAAGATGTCAGCACTGTTTCCAGGTCTGCCTATTCTTTGTGAGTCGACCATTGTCGCATTGAATACTGTATTCATTTGGTCTAACCAATTACGATTGGCAGGGTCGTTCCAACTTATCGGAACATTACTTAAGTTGACTCCATTTGCATCTGTGATATTTTCTGACGTTCTTACTGAAGATACTTTTAAATAACCCGATGCACATGTATTTCTCTTAGGAGTATAACTTACCAAATCTGCTAGTTTAACTACTGAATCTCTGCGTTCGGCTGTATCTATGAAATTTTCACGTGCATTTAAATCATTTCTGAATGCAAGACCTTGACCCATAAACGCCATGACATCAAGTAGAGCAATAAACTCTGCACTTTCAATATAATCGTTGTAGGTTTCAGGATAATAAAGACGAAGATAGTCAATGAAACTTTTTCTTAATGTCTCATAATCATACGATCGGAAGTCTGCCTCACGAAAGGTTTCGTAGATTGCTTTCCAATCATTAACTCCGAAGAGTCCTGATTGCCTTGAACTTGTAGCCATGATAATTCCCTGTTTCAAGTATTTATCTTTCTGGAAAAACCGGCTTTTTTTATGCTAGTGCGGCAGTATTTGTCTGTGAATCAAAGAATAATGCTAGATCTCCGGCATTGTTGTACGGGTTGACAGAGACTTGTATTTCTACTAGAATACCATTTTCTTTGGGGTATGCACGTATTGTGTTGATGCTTAGACGCGGATCTTGTCCGCATACTCGTCTAATTTCATTTTGCAATGCTGTTTGAACATCTGATGTGTTAGGCTCAAAGATAAAATCCCACAATGTTGTACCGTAACTGGGCTGACCAACCTTTTCTCCACGTCTTATGTTAAGGGCATTGACTAAATCTTGGATAACTAATTGCTCATCCGTGATTCTGAACTTTTTACCCCACACAGTAGGTTGTTTTATGCCATTGTTCACGCCATCCAAACCGGGCGGTGCATTTACCGTTCTAGGCTTGTTTGCGTTTATTGATGAAAATCCTACGTATGTTGGCATAATACTATTTATATCCTATTGTAATTTCCAATCGCCTGTTTCGTACACCCACTTTCTCCAACTAAGGCCAGCACCGCTGTTAGTGCCGTTACCGATACTGCCGAAATTAACCACTCCACTCTGTGCGGCACCACCGACCATACCGTCTGTAATACCTCCAATAATTGCTTCTACTGTATTTTCCGGAGCAGTTAAATCTCCGTTAGTGTCTACAACTTCAACCGGTTTTGGTTGAGTAACTACTGTGGCTGTAGTTGTTGCTATAACATTTGAATAAGTGTCTTCATTATACTCTGCTGGGTTAATTGTCGTGTATGCCGTGCTAAAGCCTTCTACTCTCTCTGGTGCTGTTCCTGTGTTCTCTGACGTAATTTGTTGATTTTCTTTGTTAGAAGATGCATTTTCTATTGCTCTTTCAATATTACTAAACGGATCTGTTGCTACACTCGGTAACGGGATATTTGGAATATCATCTCCGATAGATTCTTTTGCAGACTCCACTTTCGATAACAATGCAGTATATGCAGGAGATGACACAGCGGTTTGATATGCGGCTTCGGCTTGTGCAATCTCTGGTGATCCTGCAGGGAAAGAAGATTGTGCTTCAAAGAATGCTCTTTGTTTTTTAGCAACAGAACTCGTCATTTCATTTAATTTTTTGATGTCAGCAGTTAATCCTTTCCTTGTTTCGAACAGAGATGCTACTGCTGATAATGCCCCTGAAGGTATTTCACCGAGCAAGTTCGGTCTCGGTATAATTGGATTACCTAATACATTGTCGATCAGAGACGTTAGCGGTGCTCTATTATATGTATTAGTTGCTACAACTGGCAACTTAACAGTTGAGCCGCCTCCTGCAGTTAACGATGACAATGCAGATGCTAGTGCGGCAGCCGCACCCGGACTTAATGCGGATGATATGCCTGATGTTATTGATCCTAATTTGTCAACTTTACCTAATAGAGATTTGCCGCCTTTCACTAGACTACCGACGTTTGTTCCTTCAAATGCTGATACAGCGAGTGATGCTAGTCCGTCAGTAACTCCTCCTAATCCATCTGCAATTGCATTAACAGAACCTTTTGCATTATTAACAACACTCTCACCTAGTTTCTGTCCGCCGGGTAAGCCAGATACTCCGGATGCAATAGTACTTGAAATCGTTGCTGTTGCTCCACGTTGTACTTTAGTTGCGGCACTTTGTAATTTATTTGTTTTTGTTAATGCAGTAACACTGCCAGACACACTATTGACATCACTGACTGCTCCGGAGATGCCGGCAACGGCTGCGCCGCTTAATGAACTTGCTTTGTTTGTTATTGCTGAGACTCCACCTGTTAATGCTGATGTAGCTCCACTAAGTGCGCCAGCGACTGAACCTGCTCCCACTGTTGATGCTAATGCATCTGTAATCGATGCGGGGTTTGCTAAGTCTGCTGAACTCATACCTGCACTTGCTCCTGCAACTTTGGCTGCGGCCGCTCCTGCTATAGCAGTTAAGTCTTGTGGCATGTTTGCTTCTAATTTACCGAACGATGCTGTTATTGCCTTAAAGGATGATGCTGAAGGTCCTATATCTACGTCTAACACATTACCGATACCTGGTAAGTCAGCCTTACTAATAGTATCTAATGCTTTAGAGATTCCTCCTAGTCCACCTGACAATGCTGATGCCGCAACTGATTCGGCACCTTGCTTCATTGAATTTAATACTCCACCTGCGGCTGCCGAGGCACCACCTGCGATTGCACCTACTCCACCGGCTGCTACTTTATTAATAAGACTCGATGTTTCTGCAACATTCTTTCCTAAACTTCCGCCAGTGACACTGGATACTGTACCGGACACAACACTACCTAGACCAGCAGGTGATTCTTTACCTGTGACTGCTCCTATTGTTTGCAATGCTTTTTGGCCTTTTTGTAATGTTTGCACAACTCCTTTTGCTTGAGCCGATCCTGAACTAGCATATTGCTCTGCTGTACTGACTCCATTTTTCCCCGTGAACGCTGATGTAGGTAAGATACTTTTAGGTATTCCACCGGCTGCCGCAATTGCTTTACTGCCTCCTGTGTCTCCAGCAAACAAAGTATTAACTAGGGTGTCTGCTCCTGGTTTTAGTACGCCGCCTGTTGCTAATTGCGATGGTGTCTGTCCAAATTTACCTAGAGTCAATGATGATGCATCTGATGCGGCTCCAGCGACAGCATTAGTAACGCCGGCCGCATTTACTGCTGATCCAAATTTACCAGCCGCCGCGCCGGCTACCCCTGAAAGTAGAGTTGATGTAGTGTTTTTGTCTAGTGCAGAACTAACTGCTCCTACTTCTGATATACCGGCTGCCGCGGCT